AAAAAGGGCCAGCCAATTGGCCAGCCCTTCTTAACAGGATGTCGCTTAAGCGAAACCTTAGTTAAGACGCTCCCAATAAAACCACATAAAAAACATATAATTATAACAAAAACAATTAGTTAATTTAATTTTTAATGCAGTGAATTGCAATATTCTGCAACCTCCGCCGCCACTTTGCCGCCACTTAAAGCTTTATACCACACAGACTTTAGTATACCCGAGTGAAACGCTAACACATGAGGTAGTTGGAAAATTTCCGTATATGTTGTAATATTGATACGCATTATATGATTTTTACCTGATATAATGTAATTATTAGCTTCAAAATTATTTTTGCACGAATCAGGTATTACCAAGTAGTTGTCAGTTTTTAAAAACCCAACATCCTAAAATTAGCATTGTTTTTTAAACACAAAACATCCACGGAGAAGAACGTGTCAAAAAAGGATACAATCCAGATTATCGATATCAGGATGCAGAGACCAATCATAGCAAGAATAGAAGAAGAAAATTTAAATTTGACATTGCAAATGTCAGATAAAGCCACATTATCTGGTGCGACAGTTAGTTTTTTCACCCCAAATAACGTTTCTATATTCTTATCCTCAGCAAAAAAAGAGCTCTCAAAATCCAATTCTATATATAAAAGTCTTTTTGGAAAAATACACAAAACCAAACATAAAAACTTTAAAATTTCCGACAAAGACCTGCCGAGACTCTATAATTACTTTGAATCAATTCAGACGGCCATTATTTCTATGTATACTGCAATTGAGTCTTTTGCAAATATATGCATACCACATGATTATGTTTATGAAAAAAACAATGCCAAGGGAATCAAAGAATCCTATAGCAAAGAGCTAATTGAGCGATATATACCAACAAGTGAAAAAATAGATAAAATCCTACCGTCTATTTTAAATTGTGATTCACCTAAAGGTTCAAAACTATGGCAAGATTTTAAAAGCCTTGAGTCACTTAGAAATGACATAATTCACCCCAAGACAACAAAGAAAAACACAGAAACAAAAGAAGACTCATCTTTTTTATGCATTTTACTATCAGATGACTTTATAAAAAAAGTTTCCTGTGGATTTGATTTGGTATCTTATTTTTGCAAACAAGACACTACTCATAGTCTTTTCCCAATGGGTTTCGGTGAAATTGAACTTAAACCTGTCCCAATTAAAGCCGGTGACTTTGAAAAAGTTGATGATCATGATGAAATAGAATTACCATCATAACAAAAAAACACAAACCATAAAGACGGCCATAGGTGGTCTTTATGGTTTACAATAGACGCAGCCGTTATTAAATTTAAATCCAACAGCGTTAAAATAAACTAACAATATACGCATAATTAATCTTTCCATTTAAAACCATTACATAATGTTAAAGGATTAAATGTTACAGCCTCCTCAAGATGATCCGGGGAGAAATGTGCATACTTCATAGTTTCACGAATATTCGCATGACCGAGTATACGTTGCAGCACAAGAATATTCCCGCCATTCATCATAAAATGAGCGCCGAAGGTATGACGCAGAACGTGTGTCTTTTGCCCTTCCGTCAGTTCGATATCCGTTAGTTTGAGCATCTTTTTAAACTCCTGATAGCAAGGCTTAAACATCTTTCCCTGCCTTTCAGATAATTCGTCATACAACCATTTTGGGATCGGAACGGTTCGATTCTTTTTCCCTTTCGTTTTGGTGAAGGTCAGTTTATGTGGCGAGAGCTGGGGACGTGTCAACCTCTCAGCCTCACCCCATCTAGCACCTGTTGCAAGACAAATCTTAACAATCATGGTGAGGTCTTCTTTTCCGTATTGCTCGCATGCCTGAAACAATTTCGGAATTTGAGACAAAGTGAGCCAAGACATTTCTTTCTCGGCTTCCTTGAAAACACGGACTCCATCAAGTGGATTTGGTAAGCTCCACTCCCCTAGCCTTTTGAGCTCATTAAATACAGCCTCAAGATATTGTTGCTCACGATTGACAGTTATCGGTTTAGCAATCCATTTTGCCGGGTCTTTATGATAGCCATTATCTATCTCCCCCCGAAGTCGGCGGTCACGGTAATGAGCCCAATCTTTAGCAGTAAGGCGGGATGCAATAGGGTCACCAAGTCCATTACACACGATTTGAAGTTTAGCTAACCGCGACTTACTGGCGACCAGTGCCTGTCCGTGTAAATTATGCCAAAGCTGGATAATCTCACTTAAGCGTCGGCGGTCTTCTTTCTTGCCGAGCCACGGCTTATCCTCACTCTCACTTTTCGTAAATGCTTCGAATGCCTCGGCCTCACCTTTGGTATTGAATTGCCGACGTATACGCCGCCCTTCTCGACCATTTGGATAGAGCTCGCATAACCATTTGCCATTTTTTTGCTTACTTACAGTCATAATGTCACCGAGGCAACTCTAATTATTCCCAAAGTGCTGTTGCAGCATCCATTACAGGATCCAAAGGAATTTTTACGCCTGCATACTCCGGGCTATCTTTCCAAACAGTATCAATATTGCTCCCCTCAAGCTTTCCAGACTTTACTCCATCAATCGCAAAACCATTTAATGGGTATCGGTCATCTGTTGCTTTGTCGTACACAAAGGCATATTTACCGTTGACACAAGACACCGTAGCTTTTTCAAAAGTTAACGGCCAATCCTCACCAAACTTAGCGCCATCTAAATCCTGTGTTTTTTCAGCGGCTGAGGCTCCAAAAGAAAGGGTAAGAAGCAGAGCTAAAAAGAGTTTACATTTCATAATGTCCCTTACACGTGTTTTTCCAATGTGAAAACTACAGCCCCGGCAGGAGTAATGTCTGTAATGTTGCATTCAAACTCAGCAGACTTATTTGACAACCTGACTTTTCCACCGGGCAAGCGAATTACATCAAAAACATCAAGAGCGCCGTCGATATCAATTAACCAGCGACCATTACTTATATTCGAAGCAGAACAGTCGACAAGCCAAGAGGCAGCTACACCGTCAACAAAAATCAATTCCCCTGAGTTAGAAGGAATCATTGAGGGGTCAGGATGCCACGTTCCTGCATCCTTAAGCTCACCAGATTCAAGACGAGATTTTTTAATAGAAAAACCAGATGTGACATCTTCCCTGTTAGCTCGCATTTGCCCCTTGCCTGTTGCTAACCATTCCAGTGACGTATCGGTATCAAGAGCGCATGTAACAACAACATCACCAGGGAAAAAATCTCGCCTTACCCATGTGCTAATTGTGCCAGAGGAAATGCCGAGCAAATCACCGAGCTCCTTTTGCATGGTAAAGCCATACGCATCAAGAATCCTACGCAAAACGGTTTTACCACCATTCGTCATAATCTCGTCATAAAGCTCTTTGCCTTTTAACTTGCAACTGGCTCGCTCGTGATTTGCATTTGCAAGTTCTCCATTTACAAGCCAATTGATATCAGCTCCCGTGTCAAGACAACACCTAACTATGACATTGCCAGGTATTGCATCACGCTGAACCCAGCCGCTAACGCTGTGTTTAGCGATACCTAGCAGGTCAGCCAAATCCTTTTGCATCTTGACCCCATAGGCTGACATTAAGCGTTCCAATACGCCGTTCGTTGCACTAACACGCCACTGAACATCAAGCTCAGAACTCATAAAAACCCCTACAGATAATTTTATGGGTGTTTACAGAAAACTTTTTACGATCTATAGTGGCATTCATCGACCAAGATGCACACCACTGCACTACATTTCAAACAACAGGAGATAATGCGATATGTCAGATGCAAAATCAATCTCGACGCACGACTCGCAAAACTCACAAAATCAAACTGTGCTGCTAGATCCAACACAGTTTGATGCCATCGTTACCGCCATGCTGCCAGCTCTACAGACAATGATTCGCTCCGCTATGTCAGACACGATGACTGTGAAAGACTTCGCCGCTACTCGCGGTGTTAGCGAGCGTCTGGTCTGGCAATGGCTCGATGAGGGAGTCCTTCTCAAAGCTCCGACCAAAGACTTTTCCAACAAAGAGGAAGCTGCTAAACGAAGCCGAACCCTCGTAAACGTAAAAGCATGGCGCGATAAGCTGACTCAACAAGCGATTGATTGTCGCTACATCGACCAGCGCACCGCTCTTAACTGAATTTGATTATGCAAGTTAGAGGGAATTTAACCATGTTTGATTTTCAGGTTTCCAAACATCCCCACTATGACGAAGCATGCCGCATTTTCGCACAGCGTCACAATATGGCGAAGCTGGCCGAGCGTGCAGGTATGAACGTTCAAACGTTACGTAACAAGCTCAACCCGGAACAGCCTCACCAGTTCACGCCGTCTGAATTGTGGCTGCTGACTGACCTGACCGAAGACTCAACCCTCATTGATGGTTTTTTAGCGCAGATTCACTGCCTACCATGCGTGCCGGTTAATGAGTTGGCTAAAGACAAATTGCAGTCTTATGTCATGCGCGCAATGCGTGAACTCGGCGAACTGGCGAGCGGCGCGGTATCTGATGAACGTCTGACCATTGCCCGTAAGCACAACATGATTGAAAGCGTTAACTCCGGCATTCGCATGTTGTCATTGTCGGCTCTGGCTCTGCATGCACGTCTGCAGACTAATCCAGCTATGTCGAGCGTGGTCGATACCATGAGCGGTATTGGCGCATCGTTTGGTCTGATTTGAGGTGCGTATGCTGAAAAGTGAACCGTCATTCGCATCTCTGCTCGTTAAGCAAAGCCCCGGCATGCACTACGGCCACGGCTGGATCGCAGGTAAGGACGGCAAGCGCTGGCACCCGAGCCACTCGCAGGCTGATTTACTGGCTGGCCTCTCTACTCAAAAGCGGGGGGGATCATGGCTATCGAAGCTGTTTCCGCGACTGTTCCGCTAAAAGCGGGTGAACGTCTGGCCGGTCTCAATCATGTTGCCGAATTGCGCGCGAGATATTGGGGCGATAGCTGGAAAGAGGTTGAACGTTTTGTCGATGATATGCGCGATAAACGTGACCCACAATTTGAAGAAAATAATCGGGCGCTGGCCGCTATTTTCTTTCTGGCAAAAATACCGGCGGCTCGTCATGAACTCGAATTAAGTGAGCTGACTACTGACGAGAAAAAGGCGCTTATTACAGCGATGAATCATTTTCGTGCAGTAGTGAGCTTATTTCCCAAACGGCTAACCATGCCGAATTAATCCAAACAGAAATTTAATGGCGTAAACCCGCCGGGCATCTTATTGCCCGAAATCAGGAGAGTTAATTATGCGTAATACCGAAATCCGTAGTTTTAACACTGATAGCGATGCGCTGGCCGTATTGCTGACCGATGCAAAAAAAGAAGAGCGTAAAGACCGCGCGCTCGCTGTTTCCATCCGCCTTGAGGCGCTGGCTATCCATATTACCAGAGAGGGAATGAGCGGCACCGAAGCTGCCGAACTGCTGCGCCGTGAAGCAACCCGCTTTGAGAATGAATCACAGGAGCTGCACTAATGGCCGACGCAATGGATTTAGCACAACTGCGCGAGCAGGAAGACCGCGAACGCCACATCAGCAACGCACGCACCCGTATCGCTGCACCTTCCCGTTTTCTTTGCGAGGAATGTGACGCACCAATCCCGGAAGCTCGCCGCATTGCGATTCCGGGCGTGGCTTTTTGCGTAACCTGCCAGCAAATCGCAGAGCTAAAAAACAAACACTATCGGGGGGTATAAATTGGCTGTTCAATTCGCTTATCCGTGGAACGTCCCACGGTCGGCAATCTCCAGCCCATACCTTACTTATGAGCAACAGCATCGCCGCGACCGTATGTTCGCGGCTTTGCTGCATGCAAAAAAGGTGCTTTCTCTCCAGCCCGACTGCGTGCGGTTAGATGTTTATCGCACTGCTGCGGTGCTGGAACAAAATCAGGGTAGTCAACGAGCCAATGCATTTTTAATCAGCTTCTGCAAAAAGGCATTGCCGCGTCTTGAACTGGTCGCAAAAAAATACGAATGCGCTGGTATCAACAGCAAGGTATCAACCGCTGTTTTTGGAAGTCATTTTGATACTCAGCAAATGCAATATCTGTCGTCACGCATGGTTAATATGGTCGCCCGATATAACCGTCTCCCGGACATGTCGCGCGCTGATGTTGACCTGTTGGCCGCTGATATTGCTAATTTCATTCGTGGTGAACTTGCCAACATTAATGACCACGGATTCGGCGAGCTTAAAACGCTGTACACCTGGTATATTCGTGCTGGCTTTATTTCCCTCCAATTCAACGTTATCCCACCACATTGGGAGCGGGTTGAAAAAAAATATGTCGGTGCGGATGAAATCGCACCGGCTATCGCCAAAATGTTTAACGATGGGTGGTGGCGCGGTCGTTTGCGCCGTGTAGCAGCTACGTGGCGCGAACACCTGCAAATTGCAGTCGGCAACGTCAGTAAGAAAAAAAACACTTACGCGAGTAAAAACTGCGTGACTGACTGGCGTGAACAAAAGCGCCGCACTCGTGAATTTCTCAAAGGTCTGGATCTCGAAGACGAAGACGGCAACCGTATCAGCCTAATTGAAAAATATGATGGCTCAGTTGCTAACCCTGCGATTCGCCGCTGTGAGCTCATGACCCGCATTCGTGGGTTTGAAAACATCTGTAATGAGCTCGGTTATGTCGGTGAGTTTTACACTCTAACCGCGCCGTCAAAATATCACGCCACGACTAAAGCCGGTTACCGTAACAGCAAATGGAGCGGTGCCAGCCCGGCTGACACGCAAAACTATCTAACCGGTATCTGGGCGCGTATCCGTGCCAAACTACATCGGGAAGATGTCCGTATTTTCGGTATTCGTGTCGCCGAGCCCCATCACGACGGCACTCCACACTGGCACATGCTGATGTTCATGCTGCCGGAAGATGTTGAATATGTTCGCTCCATCGTCCGTAAATACGCATGGAAAGAAGACCGCCACGAACTGAAAAGCGATAAATCCCAAAAAGCACGTTTCCACGCGGAGTCCATTGACCCGGAGAAAGGCAGCGCAACCGGCTATGTTGCTAAATACATTTCAAAAAATATCGACGGTTATGCTCTCGATGGTGAAACCGATGATGAAAGCGGTGAGCTGCTGAAAGAGACAGCCCCCGCCGTTTCAGCATGGGCTGCGCGCTGGCACATCCGTCAGTTTCAGTTTATTGGTGGTGCGCCGGTGACGGTTTACCGTGAGTTGCGTCGCCTCGCTGATACCGAAACCGCGCACGGTCTGAGCGTTGAGTTTGCCGCCGTCCATGATGCCGCCGACGCTGGTGACTGGGCTGGTTATGTTAATGCTCAGGGTGGGCCGTTTGTCCGTCGCGATGATTTACAGGTGCGCACACTGTATGAACCGCGTACCGAGCTTAATCAGTACGGTGAGGAAACGGTATGTATTAAGGGGGTCTACGATTCCTCCATAGGTGCAGGAAGCCCGATTTTAACCCGGCTCACTCAGTGGAAGATTGTTCCGAAGCGTGCTGTTGATTTGGCCGTTGACCTTCAGGACGGCAAAGCCGTCCCTCGGAGTTCTGTCAATAACTGTACGGGAAGCGAAAGCGATCCACCGATACTGGATTTAACAAAACCACTGAGTCGGCGTGAAAGACGAGAATTGACCAACCGACTCAGGAAGCAAAAGCCAGCAGCACGGCGAAAATTCATCCACGGAACGGATGAGCAAAACGCAGCTATAGCTAAAACTATCGATGAGATACATCTGACAACCGGCATTAATATCAGCCGGGGCGAAGCCCTGCACCTGATGGCCGGTGGTAAAAGTTGTTTTGATGGTAAATGGCTACGCGGAACGGCCAAAGGAGAAATATTTTCCGCAGCACCATCGCATGAGGCTAAAGCTCGGAAAATCCTTAATCGTGTTGCGGCGATGGCTGAAGAATCAAAACCAATACATGAGTAATTCATATCCATATCATGCACATACAGCAATCGCTCTATTCGTTTTTTTTCTTCCCATCTTTTGCCAATACGTGCTACTGTATAAACATACAGTAACCCTATGGGAGGGATTTCATGGTTGGCGAACATTTCAGCCGAACGCAGCAAAAGTGGGCTTGTGTGCAATTTATTGCCGAGGTATCTCTGATTGCAAACTGCAAGCCATCAGACTTAAAGCTCGCGCTCACTCTCATTGCAGACCTAGCAAACAGCGAAAATAACGAAACCGAAGATGATAATTTTTATAAGGCTGATTAGATTATGAGAATCAATATCACGTTGGATAAAGAGCAAAAAATTAGTCAGGCAACATTGGATGCACTTGAGGCTGAACTGTACCGCAATCTTCAACCTATTTACCCAAAGACTGCTATCCGAATTCGCAAGGGCTCCGCTAATGGCGTTGAACTAAGCGGTTTGAAACTGGACGAAGATAAAAAACGAGTAATGGAAATCATGCAGCAGGTATGGGAGGACGATAGCTGGCTGCATTAACAAACGCCGCCGGTGCTGAAACTTGCTTTCAGTGCTGACGGGGTTGAACAACGAGCCACGCGAGGCGTTAGTTGGTTACCAGATTGACACCGAGTGAAAGCAGGTTTGTCACCGCACCTGCAATAACTCCGGGTGTCCCGTCTTTCACCGCACTGATAATCTTATCGCCCATCGTTTCACTACCGCCGAGTGCCTCGGGCTTTTTGTTGAGCACGGCGAGTGCTTTCTCGGTCAGGCGCACATCCCGAAAATAAGTCTGATGGTCTGTTTCATATTGGATGTAGCCGTTTTCACTGAGAAAAGTGAATGTACCCTCAACCACACTACGCAACTGATTCAGTGCTTTCATTTCCGGTGAGTTAAGTTGGTCAAAGTAGTCATCAGGTAGCACGGCGTTAAATTTTTCGTAGGTGATGACCTGCGGCACCGGGAAGTTATCCCATAACACCGCAAAAATTTCCGCCGTCTGCTGGTTAAATAATTCGAGGTTTTTGGACATGCATAATTCCCTTTCATCGATAGACCCCTTTGCCGATTGGGCAAAAAAGCTGACCGTAATGGCTTCAAATAACGACCTGAGTTCTCGTGAGGTGGAAAGCTACACCGAAAAAATGGTCGAGCAAGCCAGTAAAGATGAGCTTACGGTCGTTATCAAACACCTGTTAAACCACATTAGAATGCACAAATAAAAGGATCTATATCAATATGTTATCTCTCGTTTATGAAAATCGGTGGACGACGATTTTTCTGCTGATTTTTGCCAGCATGTGCCTCAATAGTGTTATTGGCGCATTACACGCCCAGTAATCGCGACAAAACCAGCCCCAAACCGGCACCGTGAATGCCGGTTTTTTATGCCATTTTTCCGCGATTTCCCCGTTTTTAGCCGTGCATGCAACAGGTGCATGCTTTTGCATTCGCAGGGGTTGCCCGTTCTGACCGTGCGCCGCCAGAGCTGGCGCGGATCCCGAGTGTTCATGCAACTGCATTAAAACCGCCCCGTAAAGCGGGCAGGCGTGGCGGGGAAAGCATTGCGCGCAGCACACACTTGCAATTTGATATTTTTGGTGTAAAAAATCGGTGTCAATGAGTAGAAGATGAAAAATAATAACCAAAGGTTACTAAATCAAGGATGTGCCGATGAAAGTTAGCTATGACGTTGTCATCAAAAGTGGTGATCAAGAAGTTGATATGGAGTATGGCCTTGATACCCTCTCTGGAACGGCTGAGGTGACATGCATACTAGCAGAGGCAATACTCAGAAAAAAAATTATTAAGCGCCGCACTCATGTTAACCCTGCGCGAGCGGTTCTCAAACAAAGCTTTAAAAGTTCTTATGGTCAAAACTTCGACTTGATTGTTAATGAGCCGGAATTAGCTGCCGAATTAAAAAAAATGACCCGTTCTGTGTTCTCGGAAGTCATGGGGTATTTTATTTCTGAATCTCTATATCTGGAAACTAAGGAGCTATCTCCAAAAGCTGCAGGAATTATTGAGGAGCTTGAGGAAATTGAAGATGAACTTATTGATCGTATCAGACAACCTTTGGTAAGGATGCATAGGATAAATCTTCAAAAAAACTTTGATGTTGAACTTAACTATAAAAAACCTGCTGGAAAACAAAGAATAGCAAAGTTAGACACAATGACTGCTACAAACTTGACACAATCAAAAATAAAGCCCGGTCAAGTTAATATTAACGCAGTTATTACTCGATTTAATGCGAGAACTGGAAATGGTAGGTTAGTTATCGAAGGTGAAGATGATACAGTAGCCTTTGGTTTTTACATGCCTTTAAAGGCTATACCCGCCGCTCAAAAAAGATTGGTCTCATTAAATTTACACAATAATAATGGCAGGCAAGATAACTACACATATCTAAAACTTACTGTTAGCAAAGTTGTAGTAAAAAGTGGTGATGTGGTGAAATATCTAATCCGTATGGTTGAAACTGTATGAGAAAGGTGTTGCTGTCTTCGGCTGGCGTGATTGTAGCTGTGTGCGCCTTGTATTACTTCAACTTCGGAGTAAACGGACATTTATCCAGCAAGACTGATGTTTGGGCGCAGTTTGGTGATTATTTGGGTGGTGTCGTCAACCCTATACTTTCATTTATTACAATTTACCTCCTTATAAATTCAATAAAACTTCAAAGGGAGGCTAATTCCAGCCTGATCGATGAAGTAAAAAGGCAAGAATCTTTAGAAGAGTATAAAAAATTTGAAGTGAGATTTTTCCATTTGGTTGAATGTCAGGATTCTAACTTTGAAAGGTTTTGTGTTCAAGTTGGTGATATTGATGGACAAACTGACGGGGTGGTCGAAGAATTTACAAGTGGTGCAGCCGTAACTTATCTTGAAGATAATATTGTAATTTTAGTTAAAGCCAAGGTAAAAAAAGAGGTAATAACAAAGTGGTTAAGTGAAGTGGATGCTAATGATTGCATTTTTTCAGTGGTGCGTCGCTTTTATTTGATTGTGAAGTTGATAGATAATTGCGGGGTTGAACGGGAAGATTATTATGAAACATTAGTTAACTTAACTGACATAAAAATAATATCTTTAGTTGCAATGGCTTGTACATACTACGAGTGGGATATCGTAAAGTATATCCATGACAGTAAAATACTTGAACGAGATGGAGTTAAAGAGTTTGTTTCGCAAATATCCACTCACGATTGAGAGCCGCCATGCTGGCGGCTAGAGTGGTGATTATTCCGGATTATCGAGGGTGTACTCTTTGAACCTGATGACCTCCATGCCGAGCCAGTCGTTTACCTCCCTGAACCTGTCCTGTAGCGGCGACAGCTCATTGCGCACAAATACCTTTGCCACCTTCTCAACGTCACCGAGTGAACCGATATTCTCGGGCTTGCCGCCCATGAGCTGGAACGGTACGCGGTGCGCGTCCATCAGGTCGGCGGCGCTGGCTTTCTTAATGTTGAAAAAGTCATCCTTTGTGGCGACCTCGCTCAGTGGCACGATTTTGATGCCGTCCGGTTTTCCGCCGGGGGCGTAGAAAAACAGGTTCTTAAAGTTGCCGAGTCCCTTCGAGTTACGCATCGCCTCGCGCAGCGATTCGACGTCGGTCGCACTTTGCGCCGGGTCAGTCACATACATGATGTAGCCTGCGTGCGCGCCGTTCTGATAATACTTGCGGCGGAACAGCGTCGCGGATTCATTCAGCCAAGCGGAATTAAGCGCGCTGAGATATTCCGGCAGACCGTAAATCTCCTGATTAATGTCGGGCTCCAGCAGGTGAAACACGGTATCAGGCGCGAACTCGTGCGGCTGGGTGAAGTTTTCCACAAACCAGAAAATCGAATCGTCGACTCCGCGTCGGGTGTATTTGGCTGGCGAGGCCAGCAGTTTGATTAACTGGCCGGTGACGCTGTGGCGCTGCTCAAGAAAGGCGTTACCGAACACCAGATAATCGAGCGCAAAGCGGCTGAAATCCTGACGGGATAACAACGGGTGCGGAATGTAGGTGCTCGCGAGCACGTTACGCTTAACATAAATTGGCGAGCTGTGATGCACGGCAGAGCGCAGGCTCTTTGCCAGCCCTGAGAAGCTGACCGGCGGCTCGTACCATTTGCCGTTACTGATGCATTCGACGTAATCCAGAATGTCGCGCTTATCGAGTACCGGCACCGGCTCGCCGAAGGTGAACGCTGTCGTTTTTGGCGGTGCGCTGGCGGTCAGTTGTTGTGGTTTGCTGGCCTTTTGTGCGTTGGCTTTACGGGATTTTTGTTTACCCATTTTAGTTGAACTCCAGAATAGATTTAGGCTGCATGCCGCTACCGGCAGAAAGCGGTTCGTTTAACAGGGCGTGCATGGTCGCCCATGCGATATCGGCGTGGCTGGCTTCCTCGGTGCGGCTGGCCTCATAGGTGGCGCTGCGCCCGCTGCTAGTCATGGTTTTGCGGATGGACATAAACGACTGCGTGACGTCGGTTGCTCCGGCGTCGTACTCCAGACAGCCACGGCGAATGGTGTCTTTCGCCTTGAGTACCATTGCGGTTTTCATTTCAGGTGTGTAACGGATGCCGCGTGCCGCCGGGTAAAATGAGCGCACCAGCTGGAACACGCCGAGACCGAGGCCGGTTGCGTCAATGCCGATGTATTCAACGTTGTATTTCTCGGTCAGCTTGCGGATGCCCTCTGCCTGTGCTGCAAAATCCATGCCCTTCCACTGGTGGCGCTCCAGCATGCGGAACTTGCCACCAGAGACCACCGGCGGCGCGAGCACGACGCACCCGGCACTGTCGCCGGTGTGTGACGGGTCGTAGCCAATCCAGACAGGACGAGAGCCGAACGGATGGTCGGCGAACGGGGCAAAGTCCTCCCATTCCTCCATCACATCGACCATGCAGCGCTGCAGCTCCTCGAACGGGAATACCGACGCTTTATCGTCGACAAACTCGCACATAAACAGGTTCTTAAAGTCCTCATCACTGTTTTCGCGTTTGAGCTGGTCGAGGTCGAACAGGGTGCAGCCACCCGCAAGGGCGTCCTCAATGGTGACAATCTGCCGCCACTGGCCATCGTCGCAGAGCTGGCCACCGGCGAGCGCGCTGTGACTGATGTCGATTTCGATGCGGTCGGCAATCCGGCTGCGCCCCTTGTTGAACAGCTCGCCAGACCAGAAGGGGTAAGCGCCGTGCGCCAGCGTGGAAGGTGTCGAAAAATAGGTCGAGCGCAGGTGCTTTTGCGAGGCCATGCCCGAGGCGACTTTGCGCAGTTTCTGAAAATTCGGGATCCAGAATATTTCATCGACATACAGATCGCCGTTATGGCTCTGCGCGGTGTTGGAATTGGTACCGAGAAAAATCAGTTTTGCGCCGTTGTTACCGATGACAATCGGGTCGCCAGTCAGGTCAACGTCGACCAGTCGCGCAAACTGGATGATGTATTCGCGGAACACGTAAGCCTGCGTTTTACTGGCTGATAAAAATATCTGGTTATGGCCGGTTTTGAGTGCGCGCAGCAGTGCCTCGCGGGAGAAATAGAATGTCGCGCCAATCTGGCGGGATTTGAGAATGTCACGAATACGGTGCTCCAGTCCTGCGCGGTACCACTGCAACTGGTACTCGAAAGACTGGTCGAAAAATAATTCCTCTAGTTTATCGATAGACTCGTCGCTGAAAAAATTCTTTTTCGGCTTTTTGCGCTCCCCTTTGTTGCGGTTGGCGACGTTGGGGTTAAGGTCGGCTTCGTTGCCGGTCTGGCTGTAGCGGTTGACTCGCGCCAACCGTTCAATCTGCCGTCCGAGCAGGTCAATCTCTTTGAAATCACCCCCTGTCTTTTGCGGCTTGGCGATGAGCTGAATCAGCCTAGCCTCAAGGCTGCTTTCAACGCGGGAAATCGGCGCGATGCCGTCCCAGCCGTCGCGCTGCTTCCAGCTCTGCACGGTCGGGCGCTTGACCTGCAGCATTTCGGCAATCTGTGGCACGGAAAAACCCTGCCAGTAAAGCAGCGATGCCTGCCGTCGCGGGTCATGCAACAAGGTTGTATCTGTGGAAATGGTCATTGATGCCTCGCCGTAGTGGATTCAGGGCAAGGCTACTTAATGGCCGTCAGTGATTCGCTAAGGTGCTGTTGTGTGGGCGGTTGTCCAGTCGTCATTGGTGGTCTGGCGTGTCCTGAGTCTGGAAACTGGCGGAGACCAGTAACCTTAACCTCAGGACTCCTGACAATGGCAAAAAAAGTCTCAAAATTCTTTCGCATCGGCGTCGAGGGTGACACCTGCGACGGCCGCATTATCAGCGGCAACGATATTCAGGAAATGGCCGAATCGTTTGACCCTCGCGTCTACGGTTGCCGCATTAACCTTGAGCATATTCGCGGTCTCTTTCCTGATGGCGACTTCAAACGCTTAGGCGATGTGGTTGAACTGAAAGCTGAAATAATTGACGACGATTCTGCGCTTAACGGCAAATGGGCGCTGTTCGCCAGAATCACCCCAACCGACGACCTGATTGCGATGAATAAAAAATTGCAGAAGGTCTACACCTCAATGGAAATTCAGCCGAATTTTGCCAATACCGGCAAATGCTACCTCGTCGGCCTTGCTGTCACCGATGACCCGGCGAGCCTCGGCACTGAATACCTCGAATTCTGCCGCAACGCGAAGCACAACCCGCTGCAGCGCTTTAAGGCCAACCCTGAAAACGTCTTTTCCGCTGCCACTCTGGCCGAGCTGGAGTTTGAAGACGTTCCCGACACGGTGCTCAACAGCCTGGCCGATAAGGTGAAAGCCATTTTCAGCCGTAAGCAGGTCAGCGACGATGCGCGCCTGAATGATGTGCATGAAGCGGTGACCACCGTCAGCGAACATGTGCAAACCAACCTGACAAAACAGGACGAGCGCCTTTCCGCTATGGAAACCGCGTTTGCCACTTTCAAACAGGAACTGACCGGCAAGGTTGAAGAAACCAGCCAGGCATTTTCCGACCTGAAAACCACCCTCGATAAAACCGAAAGTTTCAGCCAGCCGCGACGCACGAAAGCCAGCGGCGGTGGTGGCGATGAGCTGCTGACCGACTGCTGATAAACCGCAGACCAGAAACCGGGCGGCATCCCCGCCCGATGCAGTGACTAACCGATAAATTCAAACAGGAAATACTATGCGCCCGGATACCCGTTTTAAGTTCAATGCCTATCTGACCCGCGTCGCTGAGCTGAACGGCATCAGCACTGATGACGTCAGTAAAAAATTCACCGTCGAGCCGTCCGTCACGCAAACACTGATGAACAAAGTGCAGGAGTCATCCGCGTTTCTGCAGACGATTAATATTCTGCCGGTCGCAGAAATGAAGGGTGAGAAAATCGGCGTCGGTGTGACCGGTACTATCGCCAGCACGACCGACACCTCGGGCGATGATGAGCGTAAGACCGCCGACTTCACCGCGCTTGAGTCCAACAAGTACGAGTGCGACCAAATTAATTTTGACTTCCATCTGAAATATAAAACCCTCGACCTGTGGGCGCGTTTTCAGGACTTCCAGCGCCGCATCCGCGACGCCATTGTCAAACGTCAGGCACTGGATTTCATCATGGCCGGTTTTAACGGTACCACCCGCGCCGCCACCTCTGACCGCACCAAAAATCCGATGCTGCAGGATGTGGCCGTCGGCTGGCTGCAGAAATACCGCAATGAAGCCCCGACGCGCGTGATGAGCAACATCACCGACGCTGACGGTAAGGTCGTTTCAGCAGTGATTCGTGTAGGTCGAAACGGCGACTATGAGAACCTCGACGCGCTGGTGATGGACGCCACCAACAACCTGATTGACGAGGTTTATCAGGATGACCCGAAACTCGTTGCCATCGTTGGCCGTAAGCTGCTAGCCGACAAATATTTCCCGCTGGTGAACAAGCCGCAGGAAAACAGCGAGGCGCTTGCGGCAGATATCATCATCAGCCAGAAGCGAATCGGCAACCTGCCTGCTGTGCGTGTGCCGTACTTCCCGGCGAATGCCGTGTTAGTGACCACGCTGGAAAACCTCTCTATCTATTTCATGGATGAGAGCCACCGCCGCAGCATTGATGAAAACCCGAAAAAAGACCGCGTTGAAAACTACGAGTCGATGAATATCGACTATGTGGTCGAGGCGTATGCCGCCGGGTGCCTGCTGGAAAACATCACCCTGGGCGATTTCACCGCACCTGCAGCACCGGAAAGCGGAGCCTAAACCATGACGAGCCCCGCACAGCGTCACATGATGCGGGTCTCGGCCTCTCAAGCCGCGCAGCGGGAGCAAGCCCCGCTGCGCCATGCAACCGCCTATGAGCAGATGCTGGTTAAGCTGGCCGATGACCGCCGCACGTTAAAAAACATCCGTTCAAACGAACGTAAAGCCGAGAAAAAGCGCGAGCTGCTGCCGTTCTATGCGCCGTGGGTCGCCGGTGTGCTGGCTGATGGCCGTGGTGCGCAGGATGACATTGTCATGACCGTCATGCTGTGGCGTCTCGATGCCGGTGATATCGCTGGCGCGCTGGAAATTGCCCCGTACGCGCTGAAATACGGCCTCACCTCTGACCACCACCGCACAACACCTTACATGCTGGTTGAGGAAGTGGCGCTTGCTGCACAGCGCCTGCGCGATGCCGGTGAGTCTGTCGACCTTTCCTGGCTGCAGACCACTATCGACCTGACCGACGGCGCTGACGTTCCCGATATGGTGCGCGCCCGTCTGCATAAGGTGACAGGCCTGACCCTGCGTGATGCCGGTATGAATGCAGAGGCGCTGGCGCAGTTTCAGCGCGCGATGCAGCTCGACCGCAATGCCGGTGTGCGCAAGGAGATTGAGCGACTGGAACGGGCATTGAAGCCAAAGCCAGAGGCCGCGCCCCGTAAAACGACTAAACCGCGCACGCGCAAACCTGCCAACAAACCGGCGGCAAAGCGCGGGCGTCCACCAAAGGCGGTAAAAACCGCCGGTTAACTGAACGCTCCCCGAGCCGGGCGGCACGCCGGTCAAAGCAGGTTTTGACCCTGACGGCGACCGGCGTCCACCGCCCAACCTAATGAGGTTGTCATGACGACAGTAATACTGAATCAGCCCGACGAACCGCAGGACGTACCGGGCGTGGTGATTCCCGCACCGGAGACGGGCGACGCAGTGATTAAAAACACGTTCTTTTTCCCTGATGTGGATCCGAAGCGGGTGCGCGAACTGATGCGCCTTGAGCAGACGGTTTCCGATGCGCGCCTGCGCAACGCCATCAAGACCGGCATGGCGGAAACCAATGCGGAGCTTTACGACTACCGGCTGCGCCAGATTGCCGCAGGGTTTAAGACACTGGCCGACGTGCCTGACGCCGAGGAAATCGACGGCGAGAATGTGCGCGTTTTCCACTACCTCAGCGCCGTGACGGCGATGGCGACCGCCACCCTGTATGAGCGTTATCGCGGGGTTGAGGCCACGGGTAAGGGTGACAAAAAAGCCGACAGCGTCGAAACCACCATTGATGACCTGTGGCGGGATATGCGCTGGTCGGTCTCGCGTCTGCAGGACAAGCCGCGCTGCATCGTGGGTCAGCTCTGATGAAAGTCTACGCGATGCAGGGTGACACCCTCGACGCGCTTTGCGCCCGGTATTACGGGCGCACTGAGGGCGTGGTCGAGACGGTGCTGCAGGCTAATCCCGGTCTGTCTGAGCTGGGCGTCATTCTGCCGCATGGCACGGCGATTGACCTGCCCGACGTGGCATCGTCACCCGTAACAGAAACTATCAACCTTTGGGAGTAAACCATGACAGAAGGGGAAAAAGGCGTCCTGTCACTGTTTGTGATTGGCGTGATGATTGTTGTCGGAAAAGTGCTGGCGGGTGGTGAGCCCATTACCCCGCGCCTGTTTATCGGCCGCATGCTGCTCGGCGGTTTTGTTTCAATGGTCGCCGGTGTTGTTCTGGTGCAGTTTCCAGATATGTCACTGCCTGCCGTTTGTGGGATTGGATCCATGCTCGGCATTGCAGGTTATCAGGTGGTGGAAATCGCCATTCAGCGCCGCTTTAAGTCACAACAGGGGGATAGCGATGCCGATCATTAATACTCACCAGAATATCGCCGCATTTCTGGACATGCTGGCCTATTCCGAAGGGACGGCGACGCATCCGCTGACGAAAAATCGTGGTTACGACGTCATTGTCACTGGCCTTGATGGCAAGCCGGAAATTTTCACCGACTACACCGACCACCCTTTCGCACATGGCAGACCAGCGAAAGTGTTTAATCGACGCGGCGAAAAATCCACGGCATCAGGGCGTTACCAGCAGCTTTATCTCTACTGGCCGCATTATCAGAAACAACTCGCATTGCCTGATTTCAGCCCGTTGTCGCAGGACAAACTTGCGATTCAGTTAATCCGCGAACGCGGTGCCATTGAGGATATTAAGGCGGGGCGTATTGAGCGGGCAATTTCACGGTGCCGCAATATCTGGGCGTCGTTACCGGGTGCCGGTTACGGCCAACGTGAGCACAGCCTCGACAAACTGGTCACCGTATGGCGCACCGCTGGCGGGGTAATGGAATGAAAATCCTGATTACACTTCTGGTGCTGACTGTGCTCGGGATGTTGTGGTTGCGCCATGAGAACAGCAATTTATCCCGCTCCTTTGAGACAGCAAACCGCGTCGCGAGCGAACAAAAGACGACGATTGGCATGCTGAAAAATCAGCTCAGTGTTGCCGGTCAGCTTGCCAGACGTAATGAATCTGCACAGGTGGCACTGCGTGAACAGCTCGCAAAGGCCAGCGAGGAAGCCAGCCGCCGCGAGCAATCAATAACGAGGTTACTTAATGAAAATGAAGCCTTTCGCCGCTGGTATAACGCTGCTTTACCTGATGTTGTGCGTCGGTTGCACATCCGCACCGCCTGCGCCAGCGCCGGTGATTGTGGTCAACGGATGCCCGAGAGTGAGCCTTTGCCCGATGCCGGGAAGTGACCCGAAAACCAATGGTGACCTGAGCGCAGATATCCGCCGCCTTGAGGGCGCGCTGATCGCCTGCGCGCTACAGGTCAAAACCGTCAAACACTGTCAGGATGAACTCGATGCAGAAGCACAAAAGCCTGCGCAAAGCGCTGATTAACGCCGTGCCGCAGCTCCGAAACAACCCCGATATGCTGCGCCTTTTTGCCGACAACGGCCATACCGATTCCAGACTGGCGAGCTCGCTGTCGTTTGAAAAGGTGTACGTGCTTAACGTGGTGGTGACCGACTTCACCGGTGACCTTGATTTGATATTCGTGCCGGTGCAGGCGTGGCTGCGTGAACATCAGCCGGACATTATGACCACCGACGACGGGCGGGAAAAAGGATTCACCTGGATTATTGATATCAATAACGACGATTCGCTCGATATCAGTATCAGCCTGAGGCTCACCGAGCGCACGCTCGTCAAAGAGGTCGACGGCGCGCTGCATGTCAGCTATGCCCCTGAGCCGCCGCTGCCTGAGCCGGTGACGCGCCCGGTCGAGCTGTACGTTAACGGCGAACTGGTGAGTAAGTGGGATGAGTGAGTTAACCGCACTGCAGGAACGCCTTGCCGGTCTGATTGCCAGCCTGTCACCGGCGGCGCGTCGGCAAATGGCGGCTGAGATTGCGAAAAAGCTGCGTACCAGTCAGCAACAGCGTATCAAGCGCCAGCAGGCACCAGACGGCACCCCGTATGCGGCACGAAAGCGCCAGCCGGTGAGGAGCAAGAAAGGTCGGATTAAACGTGAAATGTTCGCCAAACTGCGCACCAGTCGCTTTATGAAAGCCAAAGGCAGCGACAGTGCGGCGGTGGTGGAGTTTACCGGCAAGGTGCAGCGCATGGCGCGGGTGCATCAGTACGGGCTCAAAGACAGACCAAACCGCAACAGCCGGGATGTGCAGTACGAGGCGCGCCCGTTACTCGGTTTCACCCGCGACGATGAGCAGATGATTGAAGACGTCATTATCAGGCATCTCGGCAAATAAATATTGTGTGAACCACCACCGGAGCCGCGCGAATTGGCGCGACTCCAGACCAGAGGCATCCTTGCACTATGAATACGTTATCCACGATACAGGAGCTCGCGCGTGCGATTCGCAACCTCATCCGCTCAGGTGTGGTGACTGAGGTTGATACCGTGCAGGGGCTGTGCCGCGTACAAAGCGGCGGGATCCAGACTACATGGCTGAACTGGCTGACCACCCGCGCCGGTCGTTCGCGGACGTGGTGGGCTCCCTCGGTCGGTGAGCAGGTTCTGCTGCTGGCAATCGGTGGCGAGCTTGATACCGCTTTCGTGCTGCCGGGTATTTTCTCCGACGATAACCCCGCCCCGTCTGCCTCGGCGGATGCGTGGCATGTGGCTTTCCCTGATGGTGCGGTCATTGAGTACGAGCCCGAGACCGGCGCGCTGACGGTCAGCGGTATCAAAACGGCCGACGTGACGGCATCGGAGTCCATCACTGCAACCGTACCGCTGGTACTGGTGAAAGCCTCGACCAGTATCACCCTCGACACCCCGGAGGTGATTTGCACCAATAAGCTGACGACAGCGACGCTTGAGGTACAAAAAGGCGGCAAGATGAGCGGCAATATCGAACATACCGGCGGGTCACTGTCGTCTAATGGCAAGGTACTCCACACCCATAAACACCCGGGGGACAGCGGCGGGCAAACGGGGACACCGTTATGACGGCGCGCTATCAGGGTATGAACCGAAATACCGGCCTCGGCATCAGCGATACCGAGCATATCAGCCAGAGCATGCGCGATATTCTGCTGACGCCGGTCGGTTCGCGGGTAATGCGTCGAGAATATGGCTCGCTTCTGTCGGCGCTGATTGATATGCCGCAAAACCCGGCGCTCAGGCTGCAAATTATGGTGGCGTGCTATTCGGCTATCCAGAAGTGGGAACCGCGCATCAGGCTTACCGCCATCAGCTTTGAGACCGGCGACGCTGGCGAAATGTATGTCGATATTACCGGGATGCGTACCGATACCGGTGCGTCAGTTTCAACCACTGTTTCACTGAGTTAAATCACTATGGCAACCGTTGACCTGAGTCAGTTACCCGTTCCCGATGTAGTTGAGGAACTGGACTATGAAACCATCCTTGCGGAACGCAAAGCGATACTGATTTCGCTCTATCCCGAAGACCAGCAGGAGGCCATTGCCCGGACGCTCGCACTTGAGTCAGAGCCGATTGTTAAGCTGCTGCAGGAAAACGCCTACCGTGAAATTATCTGGCGTCAGCGGGTGAACGAAGCCGCGCAGGCGGTAACGCTGGCCTATTCTGCCGGTAACGATCTCGACGTCGTGGCCGGGAACAACAATACCGAGCGCCTGACCATCACCCCGGCGGATGACACTACCATCCCGCCGACGCCTGCCGTTATGGAATCAGATACTGACCTGCGACTGCGCACGCAACAAGCGTTTGAGGGCTTGAGTGTGGCGGGGCCGGTCGGAGCATATGAGTATCATGGTCGCAGTGCCGACGGGCGGGTCGCTGACGTTTCGGTCGCCAGTCCGTCGCCAGCCTGCGTGACGATTACTGTGCTATCACGTGAGGGCGACGGCACCGCCAGCCCTGATTTACTGGCGATTGTTGATAAAGCGCTGAATGCCGAAGATGTGCGCCCGGTGGCTGACCGGGTGACCGTCCAGTCAGCCGAGATTGTGCCGTACCAGATTGACGCGACGCTCTACGTTTACCCCGGCCCCGAGTCTGAGCCCATCAGGCAGGCATCAGAACAAAAGCTGCAGAGTTACATCAGCGCGCAGCACCGCCTCGGGCGTGATATCCGTCTGTCGGCCATTTACGCGGCGCTGCATGTTGAGGGGGTGCAGCGTGTCGAACTGGCATCACCGCAGGCCGACATTGTGCTGAGTAAGTCGCAGGCGTCGAATTGTACTGAGTACCAGATAACTATCGGGGGCTCGGATGAGTGACCGGCTATTACCCGTTGGCTCGTCGCCGCTGGAGGTTGCCGCCGCTGCCGCGCTCTCTGAGATTCAGCGTGTGCCGGTACCGCTGCGCACTCTGTGGAACTGGCGCACCTGCCCGGTAAAACTGCTGCCGTATCTGGCGTGGGCGCTGTCGGTCGACAGGTGGGATGAGAAATGGCCGGAGGCGACAAAGCGTAGCGTCTGCGCGTCCTCGTTTTTCGTCCATCAGCACAAAGGCACCATCAGCGCATTGCGTCGGGTGGTTGAGCCGCTCGGCTTTCTGATTGAAGTGCGCGAGTGGTGGCAGCTCAACGAGGAGCCAGGCACATTCCGCCTCGTTGTCGGCGTGCTCGATAGCGGCATTACTGACGAAATGTATCAGGAGCTTGAGCGCCTGATTGAAGACGCCAAACCGGCAAGTCGCCACCTGACCGGGCTGGCTATCAGTCTGAGCTCGACCGGCGAACTGTATGTCGGCGCGGGATGCTATCACGGCGACGCGCTGACTGTTTACCCCTACACCCCCGAGGAGATTGTCGTCGGCGGTGAATATTACCCGGCCTCGGCCATCCATTTGATTGATAACCTGAGAGTGAACGCATGACCGCAAAATATTTTGCCATTCTGACCAATCAGGGCGCGGCGCGGCTGGCGAACGCGGCGGCACTCGGTACCAAACTCAACCTGACGCAGATGGCCGTCGGTGATGCGAATGGTACGTTGCCGACCCCTGACACGGCGCAGACGAAGCTCATTAACCAGAAACGCATCGCGCCGCTGAACCTGCTGACCGTTGACCCGGCCAATACCAGTCAGATTATCGCGGAACAGATTATTCCCGAGAATGAAGGTGGTTTCTGGATCCGCGAGATTGGTCTCTATGACGATGATGGTATTCTGATTGCCGTGGCGAACTGTCCGGAGACCTACAAGCCACAACTGCAGGAGGGAAGCGGTCGCACGCAGACCATTCGCATGATTCTGATTGTGTCGAGCACATCGGCAATCACCCTGAAAATCGACCCGGCAGTCGTGCTGGCAACGCGCCAGTATGTCGACGGCAAGATTATCGAGGTGAAAGGATATGCTGATGACCTGATGAAAAAACATGTTGAGGCCGCCAATCCACACAAGCAGTACCCGTTAATCGCTAATGCTCTGAAAGAAATGGTTGACGCGGGACTGGCCGGCGACGTTCTTAAAAACCTTGGTTTGGGAGAAGGCTCTGCATTACCTGTTGGTGTCCCTGTTCCGTGGCCTTCAGCCACTCCGCCAACAGGCTGGCTGAAATGCAATGGTGCGGCTTTTTCTGCTGAAGAATACCCGGAACTGGCAAAAGTTTACCCGACAAATAAATTGCCTGATTTACGTGGTGAGTTTATTCGCGGCTGGGATGACGGAAGAGGAATTGATACTAACCGTAGCTTGCTTTCATCACAGGGCGATGCCATTCGAAATATAATTGGTGCATTAGTGGATGTCAGGTTTAATACCTATCCTTCTGATTCTGGTGCTTTTACAACCAGCGTCATCGGAGATGCTTCATCTGATTCAATTAAAGGTGGTTATGCAAAGCGAGTAACATTTGATGCTTCCAGAGTTGTTCCAACTGCAAACGAAAACCGTCCTCGAAACATTGCCTTTAATTATATCGTGAGGGCTGCATAATGGATTACGCTGTATTAAATAACGAATTTATCGCCACCCAAGCAGGAAATATTACGGTTTATAACTATGATGGTGAAACACGGGAATATATTTTCACATCAACTGAATATCTTGCTGTGGGTGTCGGCATTCCGGCATGTTCCTGTTTAGATGCTCCTGGCTCATACAAAACTGGTTATGCAATCTGCCGTTCTGCAGATTTTAACTCATGGGAATATGTGCCAGACCATCGTGGTGAAATCGTCTTTAGCACAGAAACAGGAGAATCAAAAGAAATCAAAGCTCCGGGTGATTACCCTGAAAATACAACCACTATCGCCCCTTTATCTCCATACGATAAATGGGATGGTGAGAAATGGGTGACCGATACTGAGGCACAGCATAGCGCCGCAGTAGACGCGGCAGAAGCACAGCGCCAGTCACTGATTGATGCTGCAATGGCTTCCATCAGTCTGATTCAGCTGAAATTACAGGCCGGACGGAAACTGACGCAGGCAGAAACAACCCAGCTTAACGCTGTGCTGGATTACATTGACGCGGTGACGGCAACAGATACCAGCACCGCGCCGAATGTCATCTGGCCTGAACTGCCGGAGGCGTAGGCCATTCAATATCTGGAGCACTGGAGGGATCAACCAGTTCCAGTGCGTCCAGATAATCCAGCCATAAATTATATTGCTCCAGCTCGTTACCTTTCAGACGACCAATAGCAGCTTTGCCAGGCCACTGATGGGTATTGATGTAAGTATTGGCTTCTGAAACCAAAGATATTTTTTTCATTTCAGCCATCAACACCTCATCCTCTTTTGAAGGCGGTGGGGAATTAATCCATATTGGCCGTCCTGAACTGTCAGCGCCAATCTCTTTCCCTTCTGGATGCAGCCCAAGAAATTGCTCATATGTTTCTCGGGTAATTTCAATAACATCATCTGGAAGCGTTCCCGCATCCTCATATTCTGGAAACAATTCTTGTAGATAAAAACTTTTACTTCCGGGTGAAAAGAATACTGAGTTCATTATTACCGTCCAATGATTAACGCTGAGACGCTGGTATCTGAAGGAAAGGCTGCATTCAGTGGTTTGTCGACTTTGAATACAATCGTATTATTCCCCCGGACAGCGGCAAAAGAACAAACCGCCGTCGCGTATGAACCTGTAATATTACTGGATACACCACCATAGGCTGTTGTTGATACCAGAGGGATAACGCCCAGCACCTTATTAGGAAATACAAAGGGCAATGTGGCTGTGGCAATATAAGACTTATTAGAACCTGTAATGGCATAAGCATTATCAGTCATTCCATTCATCGCCACTGGACCGCTTATACTTACAGTAATCATCTGAGTGATTAGCCCGTCAGGTTGACGAATCACAAAATTTCCATTGCCACCAGTAACCGTCCAGAAAGACATATCAGGGATTTGGTTTTCCCCGTTGCCCACATTCCGTTTTGCCGCTTCTCCCAAACCAACCTTTTAGAAAACGCAGATATTCCGTTCAGCTGGCATGATCCCGACTTTTTACCGGGTTATTTCTCATGTTTATCGGTTATGTACGTGTATCAACAAATGACCAGAACACCGCATTACAGCGAAATGAACTGGAGTGCGCAGGATGTGAGCTGATTTTCGAAGATAAAATCAGCGGCAAAACATCAGACTGGCCGGGCTAAAGAGGTTACTCAGAACCTTGTCAGAGGGCGATACGCTTGTGGTCTGGAAACTGGATCGCCTCGGGTATCTCAACGCTATACAAAAAATTTCCCGCATCCGTTGCTGATGTCTCAATGTGTCAGACATCGCCCAACACTGACAAATAGCCCCTCAACAGACCAGCCAGGACAATAACACTTGCCCACTAACCACGGAGTTAACCGGATGAGTGATTTTCACCACGGCGTGCAGGTGCTTGAGATTAACGACGGCACCCGCGTCATTTCCACTGTTGCAACCGCAATCGTCGGCATGGTCTGTACAGCCAGCGATGCGGATGCGGCAACCTTTCCCCTCAACGAGCCGGTACTGATTACCAATGTGCAAAGCGCCATTGCGAAAGCCGGTAAAAAAGGCACGCTGGCCGCGTCCCTGCAGGCCATCGCCGACCAGTCAAAACCTGTCACAGTTGTCGTGCGTGTTGCCGAAGGTACCGGAGAAGACGCCGAAGCGCAGACCATTTCCAATATCATCGGCGGCACGGATGAGAACGGTAAATATACCGGCATCAAGGCGCTGTTGACTGCCGAAGCAGTCACCGGCGTTAAGCCGCGCATTCTCGGCGTGCCGGGTCTCGATACCAAAGAGGTCGCAGTCGCACTTGCTTCGGTCTGTATCAGCCTGCGCGCCTTTGGCTATATCAGCGCATGGGGTTGTAAAACCATTTCCGAGGCGATGGCCTATCGCGAGAATTTCAGCCAGCGCGAGCTGATGGTCATCTGGCCTGATTTCCTTGCATGGGATACCACCACAAACGCCACCGCACCGGCATACGCAACTGCGCGCGCACTCGGCCTGCGTGCCTATATCGACCAGACCGTCGGCTGGCACAAAACCCTGTCTAACGTCGGCGTGCAGGGTGTTACCGGCATCAGTGCGTCAGTGTTTTGGGATTTGCAGGCATCCGGCACCGATGCTGATCTGCTCAACGAGGCCGGGGTCACGACACTGGTGCGTAAGGATGGCTTCCGCTTTTGGGGTAACCGCACCTGCTCTGATGACCAGCTTTTCCTGTTTGAGAACTACACCCGCACCGCGCAGGTGCTGGCCGACACGATGGCCGAGGCGCACATGTGGGCGGTCGATAAGCCCATCACCGCATCACTTATCCGTGACATTGTCGACGGCATTAACGCCAAATTCCGCGAGCTGAAATCAAACGGCTACATCGTGGACGGTGAATGCTGGTTCGACGAGGAATCGAACGATAAGGAAACCCTCAAGGCCGGGAAACTGTATATCGACTACGACTATACACCGGTTCCACCACTGGAAAGCCTGACCCTGCGCCAGCGTATCACCGATAAATATCTGGTGAATCTGGCCGAATCGGTCAACAGCTAAGGAGCCTGAAACAACATGGCACTACCCCGCAAACTTAAATATCTGAACATGTTCAATGACGGCCTTAGCTACATGGGCGTTGTTGAATCCGTGACGCTGCCGAAGCTGACCCGCAAGCTCGAAAACTATCGCGGCGGCGGCATGAATGGCGCGGCGGCGATTGACCTTGGTCTCGACGATGATGCGCTCACCGTCGAATGGTCTGTCGGTGGCCTGCCTGATGTGGCGCTGTGGGCGCAGTACGCCGCGCCGGGTGCTGACGCTGTGCCGTTGCGTTTTGCTGGCTCTTACCAACGTGACGACACTGGCGAAATCGTGGCGGTCGAGGTGGTCATGCGTGGCCGTCATAAAGAAATCGACGGCGGCGAGAATAAGCAGGGTGAAAACACCTCGACCAAACTGTCGACCGTATGCACCTATTACCGCCTCACGATTGATGGTAGCGACGTCATCGAAATCGATACCGTCAACATGGTTGAGAAGGTGAACGGCGTCGACCGTCTGGAACAGCACCGCCGCGCAATCGGGCTGTAATTCCCTGACCGGTCAGCACTGCTGGCCTGTTATTAATCCCCATTCAGAGCAGAGAAAAACATCATGGCAAAAGCACCACGTAAAACCGCTGAATTTGTTGATATGGCTGGCAATGAAACTGACACCGTAAACCCGAACGTCGTGACCCTCGACAAGCCGATTAAGCGCGCCGGTCAGACGATTGATAAAGTCACACTGATTGAGCCGAACGCCGGTACCCTGCGCGGTGTCAGTCTGGCAGCGGTGGCGCAGTCCGAAGTCGATGCGCTGATTAAGGTATTGCCACGCATGACCTACCCCGCGCTTACGGCGCAGGAGCTTACCGCAATGAACCTGCCCGATATGCTGTCGCTGGCCGCTAAGGTGATTGGTTTTTTGTCACCGGCTTCGGCGGAGTAGATTTCCCGCCCGACCTGTCGACCGATGACCTGATGGCGGATATCGCGGTGATATTCCACTGGCCGCTATCAGAGCTCTATTCCCTGAGCCTGACCGAGCTCATCACATGGCGCGAAAAGGCGCTGCAGCGTAGCGGACACCACAATGAGTAATAACCTGAGACTTGAGGTTTTGCTGAAAGCGGTCGACCAGGCGACCCGACCGCTTAAATCCATCCAGACCGCGAGTAAAACCCTGTCGGGCGATATTCGCGACACACAAAAAGGGCTGCGTGACCTGAACGGGCAGGCCGCGAAAATCGACGGCTTTCGCAAAACCAGCGCTCAACTGGCCGTAACCGGCCAGTCGCTGGAGAAGGCAAAGCGCGAGGCTGAAGCGCTTGCCACGCAATTCAAAAATACTGAGCGCCCGACGCGAGCGCAGGCACAGGTGCTCGAATCCGCAAAACGTGCCGCCGAGGGGCTGCAGGTTAAATACAACAGCCTCACCGAGTCAGTTAAACGCCAACAACGCGAGCTGGGTGCCGCCGGTATCAATACCCGCAATCTGGCAAACGATGAGCGGGGGCTTAAAACACGCATCAGCGAGACGACGGCGCAGCTCAACCGGCAGCGTGAAGCATTGGAGAAGGTCAGCGCACAGCAGGCGCACCTAAACCGAGTGAAAGAGCGATATAAATCGGGTAAGGAGCTTGCCGGTAACATGGCCGCTGCAGGTGCTGCCGGGGTCGGTATTGCGACAGCGGGAACGATGGCCGGGGTTAAATTGCTGATGCCCGGTTATGACTTTGCGCAAAAAAACTCCGAGCTGCAGGCCGTGCTTGGGGTCGATAAGCAGTCTCCAGAAATGCAGGCTCTACGCAAACAGGCGCGTCAGCTCGGCGATAACTCAGCGGCCTCAGCAGATGATGCCGCCGCCGCGCAGATTATCGTAGCCAAATCTGGCGCAGATAAAGACGGCATAGTGGCGCAAACACCGGCCATTCTGAATATGTCGCTGGCAAATAAAAAAACTATGGAGGAAAACGCCGCTTTGCTTATTGGCACCAAATCGGCATTCGGGCTCGCAGATGACAAGGCATCGCATATAGCAGATGTCATATCGATGGCGATAAATAAAACACAGGCATCATTTGAGGGATTAAACGACTCACTTACATATGTTGGTCCAGTTGCCAAAGATGCCGGTGTCAGCCTAGAAGAAACCGCCGCGATGCTGGGTGCGTTACACGATGCAAAAATCATAGGTTCGATGGCAGGAACCGGTAGCCGAGCTGTTTTAAGTCGACTGCAGGCTCCAACTGGCAAAGCCTATGATGCCATTAAAGAGCTTGGCGTTAAGACGATGGATAAAAAAGGCAATACACGGCCAATCTTTACCATCCTGAAAGAAATACAAGCCAGCTTTAAGCGCAACAACCTCGGTACAGGTCAAAAAGCCGAGTATATGAAAACGATATTCGGCGAGGAAGCCAGTTCCGCTGCAAGTGTGTTAATGGCCGCAGCGGCCAGTGGAAAACTGGATGAACTGACCAAGATAATTAAGGATTCTGACGGTAAAACCGAGGAATTGGTTAAGGTCATGCAGGATAACTTAGGTGGCGACTTCAAAGAGTTTCAATCCGCTTATGAGGCCGTCGGTACCGACCTCTACGACCAGCAAGATAGCTCATTGCGTCAGCTAACTCAGACAGCAACACGGTATGTGCTAAAGCTTGATGACTGGATCAAAGACAACAAGGAGTTAGCGGAAACTATCGGCATCATCGCCGGTGGTGCGCTGGCGCTGATTGGTATCATCGGCGGCATTGGTCTCGTTGCGTGGCCGGTTGTCATGGGGATTAATGCCATTATCGCCGCTGCTGGCGTGCTGGGTACGGTCTTTACTGTCGTCGGTAGTGCCATTGCGACAGCGCTCGGTGCGATTACCTGGCCGATAGTGGCCGTCGGTGCGGCGATTGTGGCGGGGGCGCTACTCATCCGTAAATATTGGGAGCCCATCAGCGCATTTTTCTCGGGAGTGATTGAGGGCATCATGAGTGCCTTTGCCCCAGTCGGGGAAATGTTCGCTCCACTGGCTCCCATTTTTGATGGTCTCGGCGAGAAACTGCGCGGCGTCTGGCAGTGGTTTAAAGACCTGATAGCACCGGTTAAGGCCACGCAGGAAACGCTTGATAGCTGCAAAAATGTCGGCGTCATATTTGGTCAGGCACTGGCCTCTGCCTTGATGGCTCCGCTCAATGTTTTTAACAAGCTGCGCAGCGGTGTCGACTGGCTTCTCGAAAAGCTCGGCATCATCAACAAAGAGTCGGACAGCCTCGACCAGACCGCCGCCAAAACCAATGCCGCCACACAGGGTAATTCCTACATCCCGGCAACCAGCACATATGGCGGCTATCAGGCTTATCAGCCAGTTACCGCACCGGCGGGGCGCTCTTACATTGACCAGAGCAAAAGCGAATACAACATCAATCTGCCGGGAGGTGTTGCGCCGGGGCATCAGCTTGACAGACAACTACGCGACACGCTCGAACAGATTGAGCGCGATAAACGCGCCCGCCAGCGTGCCAACATGACCCACGACTATTGAGGGGGATTAAACGATGATGCTTGCTCTCGGAATGTTTGTGTTTGAACTTCGCACCCTGCCTTACCAGTCGATGCAGCATTCGAAAGATTATCGATGGGTGTCCAATGACCGGGTGGGTAAACCACCTGCCTATCAGTTTCTTGGCGAGGGGGAAACCTCTATACAGCTTGCTGGTACGCTATACCCCGCTATCACTGGCGGTTGGATCTCACTTAAGGCTGTAGAGGTGATGGCCAATGAAGGCAGAGCGTGGCCGTTGATAGAGGGAACCGGAAATATCCTCGGGATGTATATCGTCGATAAAGTATCGACTACACGCACCGAGTTTTTCAGTGATGGTGCGGCCAGAAAGATTGATTTCACGCTTTCGCTAAAACGGGTTGATGAATCGCTGACAGAGATGTTTGGTGACCTGAATAAACAGGCCAGTGAGCTTCTCGGCTCTGCCGGTAATTTGACAGATAAACTGCAGGGTATGCCCGGAGGTTTCACTGCATGATAACGGGGATGGCAATTGACGCCGGTGCCAGCCTTGCACCGGCTTTTATGCTGACGCTGAACAGTCAGGACATTACCAGTAACTTCAGCGACCGGCTGATTTCTCTCACCATGACGGACAATAGGGGCTTTGAAGCTGACCAGCTCGACATTGAGCTCGATGACACCGATGGGAAAGTCGAGTTACCCCTGCGCGGGGCAGTGCTGACGTTGTGGCTTGGCTGGCAGGGTTCGGCGCTGCTGAATAAGGGGGATTTTACGGTCGATGAGATTGAGCACCGGGGGGCTCCTGATACCCTGACCATCCGGGCGCGCAGCGCGGACTTTCGCGGCACGCTAAATTCCAGGCGTGAAGAGTCATGGCACGACACCACCATCGGCGAACTGGTCAGTACCATCGCAAAGCGCAACAAACTGACGGCCAGCATTGCGGAATCGCTGAAAAAAATCCCGGTACCGCATATCGACCAGTCGCAGGAATCCGACGCGGTATTTTTGAGTCGACTGGCTGACCGCAACGGGGCAACGGTATCGGTGAAGGCAGGGAAACTGTTGTTTCTGAAAGCCGGTAGTGCGATGACGGCCAGCGGCAAACCCGTCCCGCAAATGACGCTGACCCGCAGTGATGGTGACCGTCATCAGTTTGCCATTGCCGACCGTGGGGCTTATACCGGCGTCACTGCTAAATGGTTGCACACCAAAGACCCGAAGCCACAAAAGCAGAAAGTAACGCTGAAACGCAAGCCAAAAGAGAAGCACCTGCGCGCACTGGAACACCCAAAAGCAAAGCCGGTCAGCAAAAAGACAAAGGTCAAAAAAGAACAGGAAGCACGTGAGGGTGAGTACATGGCCGGTGAAGCCGATAACGTGCTGGCGCTGACGACGGTCTATGCCTCAAAGGCACAGGCGATGCGCGCCGCTCAGGCTAAGTGGGATAAACTGCAGCGAGGCGTTGCGGAGTTTTCAATCACACTGGCGCTAGGGCGAGCGGATTTATTTCCTGAGACGCCTGTACGCGTGTCAGGCTTTAAGCGCGTCATAGACGAGCAGGCATGGTTAATCAGCAAGGTGACCCACAACCTCAATAATAACGGTTTCACGACGGGCTTAGAGCTTGAGGTTAAACTCTCCGATGTGGAGTACAGCTCAGAAGAAAATGAGGAGTGAAAAAGCAAACCAAAACTTGCAAATGCAATTTTGAAGTTTATTATTCCCTCAGATACGCCAGCAGGGGAAATAATTATGATGCACTGCCCGTTATGCCAAAACGCCGCACATGCTCGCACTAGCCGGTACCTTAGCACCGAAACAAAAGAACGTTATCACCAGTGCCAGAACATAAATTGCGGATGTACATTTATCACTTTTGAGACGCTATCAAGATTCATTGTGAAACCGGGTACTGTTGATCCTGCTCCGCCACACCCCATCAGAAACCAACAACAGCAACTTTGGCTTTGAACCTGCTTCGGCAGGTTTTTTTATATCTGTCGCCATCACTCCAACCTCTGCCGCCAATTTGCCGCCACCACCAATAAAAAAGGGGTTAGCAATTCGCTAACCCCTTGTTTCATAACACGCTTTGGATGTAGCGCGAATACGTTATCAGTTAAGACGCTCTTTGATACGAGCAGCCTTACCAGTACGCTCACGCAGGTAGTA